GCACTACGCCATGAATTTGCCAAGGCCAAAGCCGAACGCGATGAATACTATAAGTTGAATGTAGAAGAAGGTTATCAAGACTTTAAAAAACCAGAACCATATTATGTTTGTATCGCAGGCAAACCTGTCAAGCGTCACGAATTTTATGACTTGGCCCGTCGGCATCACGACAATCTAATTAAAAGTTTACAGGCCAAAGGTGATCCAAGAGCTGACAAAGTAACGCTAATGCCTATCATTGATGAACATGGTGGTGGTGTAAATGACATCAACGGCTATGTGGCTTGGCGCCGTCGTGCTAACAAAGAACGCGGCATTACTAAAGGCTATGTAGATGAATGGCAAAACTCTGCCGCCGGCGAACCTGAACAAACAGAACTTGAACCGGTTGAGGAAGCAGGCAGTCCAGCCCAGCAAGCGGCTATTGCTATCAATATGAAACAGCACCACAAAAAACCCAAGCACGTGGACGAAGGCCAAGTAATTCCGTTTAATATTCCTGATGACAATGTTGAAGGAAACTATGAACAGTTAAATCTAAGGAAAAATCCTGCGGATAAGTACGGAGTTATAGATCATACATTCAACAAGTTGATGTTAACATCCAATGATTTGAAACAAGCTAAAACAGAAGCCATTGAATGGGCCGATTACGACGACATCAAAGTTTCTGTTGTGAATCAAAAAACTGGCAAAACAGTTTTTGTTGTTGACGGAGCACTTGGTGCCGAAAAGTATATGCACGAAGGCGAAATGAAAAGATCAATGGATCGTCCAGTAACTACAAGTCCGCATACAGTATGTAAACGAGTAGGCGGCGATTGGATCGCCATTAAACAACACGACAGTGAGCCACAGGCCCAACGTCACGCACAAAATATTAAAATGAAATATCCCAGCATGCAAATTGGTGTTAAAACGCCAGCTGGTGAATATCGTATGATTGGTCTAAAAGAAAATGATGACGATGGTGATTATGACAATGACCCAGATCCAACACATCATGTGCAAGTAACTAAGAAAGATATACAACGTGCTAAGGTATATCCAGATCATGTCAATCGCGCCATTGCTAAATCGCCCAAATATCGCGATGATATCATAGCCGACTATGAGCGTAGACTGAAACAAGGTGTAGAAGAAAATATCCTTCCAGAACCCAAGAACGAAAAAGAATATATAGCACAACGTGAAAAGTTAGTGCGTATGTTAAGCATGGAACGGAATCGCGCAAACGTACAAATTATTGTACAGGCCATAAAAGATTTAGATCGTAAGGCAAAAAATTCATCATATGTCTCCGAGTCAGCTTTAATGGAGCTGGCCCCAAATGTTAAAATACAATCAGACGATAAGCCTACTGCTACACGATATCCTAATGTAAAAATGGCAATGACAAAATATCGTAAAGAATTCCCCGGAGTATCTGATCTTGAAGCTGTAGTTGGTCATGCTTATAAAACCGACGTTGAAAATGCTCGTCAACAACAAGAAATTGATCGTCTGCAGAAACAAGAAAAAGAACTTTACAATAAAATAGATGATACTAATAAAGAACTCAAAGACAAAGAAGCTCGTTTTGTTAGATGGACCAAAAAAGTTAATGACCTGGCTCTAACTCCTAAACAGGCTGCTAAAGGAGCGGCTGACATAGAAGCAGGTCGCGAGCCAGATGTTAAAAGAATCAAAGCTGAAATTCCAACTGCCAGTGATCCTACAACAGCACAAGCTCAAGCAGAGCCAACAACTGCCAGTACTAGTGGATGGTTAAGTGTGCCTAAGACCGGGCCTGTAGCAGAACCAACAGAACCAGCAAATGTAGCGCCGGCGGCAGGACAAGTAGCCGTTCCAGCTCCTAAACCAAGTTTTGCTGCCAATGATCCTGTCAATGAACCAACAAAAACTATACAAACTAAGAAGACAACACAACCTTCGACAGCAAGTGTTAAACAGGCAGCCGATAATGCGATAGCAAACGCAAAACTATCATCTAAGAGTGTTAATAAGATGTCTGATCTGTCTACTTTACCTGCCTTAGATTTGTCTGCTATGACCGAGGCGTCTCAGGAAACTATGCCGGTATCGTCACAAACTACTGATGATCCAATACGAGCAAAAAATATAAGAATGAATGCCAATGTTGAAAAAATGAAGCAGGCCTTTATAGATAATCTTCCCGGCGTGACATTAGATATAGAAGGCACACCTATTACAGCCTACAGATCTCAAATTTTTGCTATTAACCAGGTAATGCAGGGGATTAGCAATATAGTTAAACGAGCCGACGTAATGCGCGATATATTAGGTAGTGCCGCTGGTTGGTACTCTTTTATTGAATCTCCTAAAGCAAGAAATTTTATTAATGTTGTATATCCTAAATTTGTGACTGCCGAAAGACAAATAGCTAAACGAAAACAAAGAGCTAATAAACAAGCAACATTACCGGGTATGGGGATTAAAGAAGCTTCTATGACTTGGGCGGCACATAAGCCAACAGGTCCTAAGTTTGGTGGTTACTTAAAAGGTACAGATCCAGCTCCTACTGAATTTTCTAACAAGGGTGTTGGCGGCTGCGAAGAAGATGTCCAGGTAGGCGAAGGCGCCAAGGTCGATCGTATGCAAAAGCACATTGCCAAAAGTGAACGTAAATTAGGACACAGCAAAAAAGATGCCGAGGCTATTGGTTGGGCTACGCTTAACAAGCGTGGCTATTTGGACAACAAGAACAAAAAAGCACATGAAGAATCCGTAAACTTTATGGAGTGGGCAGTAGCACAAGGCTCACGATTTGCTAACTTTACAGCCAAACCTGAAGTCTATAAGGCCGCACGTGCTGCTTATCTCAAAGAAGGCATGAGCAACGCACTCAGCAATATTAGTCGTCGTATGGCCGGTCCAGTTGGCGCTAAAAAGATTATCAAAAATCGTGAACAGTTGCAAGACAAATTGGGTCGCAGTCATTTTGCTGAAGAAGAAACTGATCCTGAGGTAGAGCGCAGTATTGCTGCCGCAAAGTCTTTGCCAGCTATTGATGCTAAAATTTCTAAACATCAACGGCGTCGTCAAGACTTAGAACGCAAGATGGCTGCTCTTGATGCTGAGTTATCACGTAAAAATCAAGCAGATCAAGAATACTGGCAACGTCACGCACCACGTGCCACAAGAATAAAAGAACCATCTAAACAATTAGAAACAGCTCCTAGCAACAAACCAGGTTGGGCCTTAGATCCTAAAACTCGGTTAGAGTTAAAAAAAAGACAAGAACGTAACCGAATAGTTAGCAAGTGGGCTGGCAAGCAAGTTCCGCTCTCCGAGGAAACCGAAGTAGACGAACTTGAGCCAGGTCAGTATTATATCTGGACAGTATACTTTGACGACGGCTCACACAAGCGCATTAAAGTTACCCACGATACATTTGATCCAAAAGCATACTACGCAAAACAAAACCGAGTTGTAGTCAATGTCAAATATGATTGGGAACCACACCATGAACAACTATCCAATATACCCGGATGATGACGGATTCGATACACCAAAGAATCCCTACGCACCCGTTTAAAGAATAGCCTTAGGACCGCACTTAGTTGCGAGGCTGGGCGGCTGCTGCCCTTAGGAATCGATTCGCTACCGAAAACTATTAAGTGAGCTTAGATATTTACTAAATATCTGCCTATGTCTCGCTTTTCCTATATCCCCGAAACAGTTAATAGTCCAGTAAATCAACTCAATTACTCTGAGCAAATTAAATACTGGTATCCTTGGGTAGCAGATTTAAAAAATAAAAACGGGTATCTCTATTTACACCAACAATGGGGGACAAACGGCGAATACCCACCACCGCCACCACCAGGATATGATTATTATATCGTAAGTGGCGATAGCTTGATGTTTGGGTTAGCCGAACACGTCGCCACACACGTTGCTGGAAAGGTAATTCAACTAACTAGCGCATACATTCCTGATAGCTATGATACTGATCGTATAAAGTATATCGAATATAATACTGCACATTTAAGAATTAATCGTATGCCTAAAGATTGGCCTATTATTAAAAATATTCAATATACCGCTAGCGCATTAACTAATAGACGTTCAGAAAGTAAAATAATAATTTTTTCTGCATTAATGGAATTATTAAAAGATAAAGTCGTAGCTTCACTACACAATAATCACTACCATTTAAAAAATATACATAATTGGGATATTTCTGGTAGCGAGCTATGTGATCATTATATTAAACTTTTCAGAGAAAAATGGAATAATAAAGAAATATTATTACCAGCCGACGATAACATTGAAGGATCGTATAATAATACAGCATATCAAGAAGCTGCGTTAAATTTTACGCAAAAAAGCTATCACTATAGCTTTTTATATAAGAACAATCAAGAATATGAAATACCAGGTCCTTTTGTAACTGAAAAAACATGGAAATGTTTATTATCAAAAACTGCGTTTATTCCAGTTGGGCAACGTCATATTTATAAGTGGTTACAAAAATTAGGATTGCAGTTTAACTACGGCCCTTTAGATTTATCATTTGACAACGAACTTGGCGATTTAATACGATTAGAAAAAATTATTAAATTAATTGAATCTCTTAACCAGTGGACCCCGCAAGAAATTTTTGAAATGACTAAAGAAAGTAGCGAGCACAATTACAACCATGTACAGTCTAAAGAGTTTTGGGACGTGTGCGAAAGAAATAATCAACCACTATACGAGTATCTAAATGCTAATTGCTAATAATAAACCTATTAAAATTATTGGGTATGCCGAGTCTTCGATGACTAAAGAATTTTATAGCGCAATCTCTAAAATTAAATCCGTAGATATTATATACCCAGCTGATTTTATTCAACTAGCAGATAAAACTAGCTATCAGTATATTATTTCTGTATCTATTGACTTAGATGAAAGAAAACAATTAATCAAATTAGTTGATACTGAAAATCTTGATTTAATTACTTTTATTCACGATACTAGTTTGATTGATTCTAACCCAGTAATAAAACCAGGAACTTTTATTTTTCCATTTTGTAATATATCTATTGACTCTACTGTCGGGCAACATTGCATTATAGGATCATACAGTTTAATTGGTCATAGTAGCCATTTAGGTAATAATTGTATATTAAGACCAGGAGTAATGATAACTGGTAAATCAACGGTTGGCAACCATTGTGTAATAAACATTAGAGCAACTATTACTAATAAAGTAACTATTGCTAACGATATTGAAATTTTAGCGTTTGCTAACGTTGTTAAAGATATTAAGTATGCTGGGCAATATTTAACAAAAAGTTTAAAAAACTAAACAATCTTTATACAAATTATAATCAGTTAGAATTTTATAATCTTGCCACGACCATAGTCTATGCGGATTGTTATGTAACTGATCAAATAAAATTATGCCCCTAGCTGCATCTTCGGGAGTCATATAATAGTGATAGCCCACTTCAATAATATCATCGTCTTGTTGCAATAATTTACGATCTTTGCCGTCGCGGCACATACGTTGTAGCTTTATGTAGTGTTCGTAATTATCAGTTAATATGATGCCGCCGCGACCAATAGGAATATGCTTTTTAAATTGAAAACTAGTGGTCATTAAACTACCAGGAACATATACGTTTGATTCCCAGCATCGAGCAGCATCAATAATGGGAAGCGGATCAAGATAGTAATACTTTTCCCACTGGACGTTTTTAAACTGCCACGACTGTTTTATCTTTTCTAACATCATTGGAATGCTCATATAGGTATGAGCGGGAATACTAACCAATGCGTTAGTATTTAATAATCTAATACTAAGTTCAATGGCATGAGTGCAGCTATCAGTGGCAATACCGTAAGGTGCTCCAAAATATTTGGCTATCTTTTTTTCAAATATGTCAACTACTTCCCAGGTTTGATTAAAGTCATACCCTTGTAATTTTAACACTTCTAATTCTGTTCTTGGATAATTTTCTAACGGCATTTAAATTTTTCCTGTAACCACTTGCGTGATATCTTACCATTAACAAGCGGAATAGTATTGTGCTGTTCTATAAACTTTGGTTTACAAAAATTATGTATATCAGTTAATGCTTTGGATACAGCTAGTCGATCAACATCGCCAGTATAGATACAATTTATTTGCTGACTTCCAAATATTACACAATCTTCAATCTCAGAAATTTTTTCTTTTAATTGCTGCTCAATACTTAACGGATCTATTTTATACCCTTTAATATTTACCCTGTCGATTGATCGCCCTAAAATATAATAATAGCCTTTTTCATCCCGGGCCGCTAAATCGCCTGTATTATACCACCCGCTAGTAAACAATGTTGGTCCTTGAATGTATAACTGCTGATCTATAATATCAGCTTCAACTCCATCAGGCAATCCAATTGTGCCTATACGCTGTTCACCACTGAGTGGATTAGTAAAACAATGACTAAGAGCTTCTGTCATACCAAATGCTTCAATTACCGGAACATTAAATTTGTCTTTAAGATATTGATATAGATTATTTGACATAGGAGCACTTGCTCCTCGAATAAATCGCAAATTGTCAAACGATAATTGGCCAATAACTCTCAGAATATCAGGAACCGCAGTAATGAATGTCGGGGAGTAGTTAGCTATATTTCTAATTTCAGAAATAGGTAAAAACTTTGTTTCGCAACCGGCTAGTTGTGTCGCCCAGTAAAACCCTTGGCCGTGAGCGTGCCATAATGGCATAATGCCAACATATCTATCGTTACTAGTGATGTTATAACTATTGACAATATTGTTAGCAAGTATATCAACTTGTTTTTGAGTAAAACTACAAAATTTACTATCGCCTGTAGTTCCACTTGTATACCAAAATAGTCGTTCGTTAGGATAGTCGCCACCATCTCTATACTGCGTTCCGTTATTGGTAATTAATATGCTCCAGTCAGCACGGTCTAATAAATATTGTTTTCGATGTACTGGAGCTTCGGGGTTAATAATCATTAAACTATAATTGTCAAATTGATCAATATAGTCATAAGGATTAGATACACATAACACGGCTCGTTTCATAGCAATACTTATTAACTATATACATACGGATATAAAAATGTTTCACACAAAATGGATTGAAAAAGCTATGCGCAGTATGGGCAAGGTAGTAACTTGGAGAATCCTTGTAACTATTACCAATTTCTTTGGAGGTTGGATTGCGTCAGGTAACCCTTGGGTTGGGCTAGGAGTTGTAAGTTTCGCTTTGGTAGTAAACAGTATTTTGTATTACTTTCACGAACGTATTTGGAATCGAATTGATTGGGGCAAAGAGGTTAACCGTTAACCAAAATACTCTTGCTTTTGCTAAATCTTAGTGTATAATAGTAGTATTACACAACAGGAGATTTAAATGTCAGATCGCGTATTTACAGCCGAGCAAACTAAAAAACTCGAGCAAATTATCAACGAAGGTATGCAGGTTACTATGGAGATTGAAACTCTACAAGGTGGGTTAAACGATACAGTTAAAGCTATTGCCGAAGAGTTAGAAATTAAACCAAGTATTCTTAAAAAAGCAATTAAACTTGCACACAAGAGTGAATTTGGTCGCGAACAACAAGATCACGAACTGCTAGAACAAATCCTAACTCAAGTTGGCAAAACATTATAAATAGCAGTATGAGTCGCTCACATACGAGCATGATACAGGGCCAGTGTGCCATAAGACACAGAAAGATTGAATGAGTTACGTTGATTCACTATATGATCGCGAGCATGACCGTATTCACGTTGTAGAACGCATCAACGGCGAGCGTGTTTATAAAGAATACCCTGCGGAGTATTTGTTTTATTATGACGATCCTCATGGCAAGTTTACCAGCATCTACGGTACTCCAGTTACTCGCTTCTCAACTCGCAGCGGTAAAGAATTTCGCAAAGAACAGGCCATGGCCAAGGGTAAAAACCTCTATGAGTCTGACATTAACCCTATCTTTCGCTGTCTAGAAAACAACTACAAAGGTCGAAACTCTCCTAAACTAAATGTCGCATTTTTTGACATCGAAGTGGACTTTGATCAAAAGCGTGGCTTCTCTCCCACTTCAGATCCGTTTAATGCGGTCACAGCCATATCTGTTTATCTACAGTGGATGGAGCAACTAGTTACACTAGTAATTCCACCCAAACACATGAGTCTTGAAACAGGGCAAGATATTGCCAAGGATTTTGAAAATACTATTGTATTCTCAGACGAAGGGGAAATGTTAAAAACATTCCTAGATTTGATTGAGGATGCTGACGTACTGTCAGGTTGGAATTCAGAAGGCTATGATATACCTTACACAGTGAATCGCATCACTCGGGTGTTAAGTAAGGACGACACACGCCGTTTTTGCTTGTGGGGACAATTCCCTAAACCGCGAACCTTTGAACGATTTGGCGCTGAATCAGAAACATATGACCTAGTAGGCCGTGTTCATATGGACTATATGCAGTTGTACCGCAAATACACCTATGAGGAGCGGCACAGCTATAGCTTAGACGCCATTGGCGAATATGAGCTAGGCGAAACTAAGACAGCCTATGAAGGCACCTTGGATCAACTGTATAATCAAAACTTTAAAAAGTTTATTGAATATAACCGTCAGGATACTTTACTGTTAGACAAATTAGATAAGAAGCTACAGTTCATTGATCTAGCTAATGAAATTGCGCATGATAATACTGTATTACTGCCAACTGTTATGGGTGCGGTAGCTGTTACAGAGCAGGCTATTATTAATGAAGCACACGAACGCGAACTTGTAGTGCCTAATCGTAAACATCGCGACGAGGAAGATACCGCGGCAGCTGGTGCGTATGTTGCTTATCCTAAAAAAGGTGTACATGAGTGGGTAGGAGCGGTTGATATTAACTCACTATATCCATCAGCTATTCGTGCGCTCAATATGGGAATGGAAACTGTTGTAGGACAGCTACGCCCAACTATTACCAATCACTATATTAATGATTTGGTTGAAAACAAAAAGAAATCGTTTGCGGCTGCCTGGGAAAATATCTTTGGCTCATTTGAATATACAGCAGTAATGGAACAACAAGCAGGTACAGAAATTACTATTGACTGGCAGGACGGAGACCAGTCAGTACATTCTGCCAAAGAAGTTTGGAATATGATCTTTAACAGTAATCAACCTTGGATGCTAACAGCCAACGGCACTATTGTTACTTACGAAAAGAAGGGTGTTGTTCCAGGCTTGTTAGAGCGTTGGTATGCTGAACGTAAAGAATTACAGGCCAAGAAGAAAGACGCTACAGATCCTAAAGAAATTGCCTTCTGGGATAAACGACAGTTAGTTAAAAAGATTAACTTGAATAGTTTGTATGGCGCTATTTTAAATCCGCATTGTCGTTTTTTTGATAAACGCATTGGGCAGTCAACTACCTTAACAGGACGAGCAATCGCTCGACATATGGCTGGTTATATTAACGAGTGTGTAACTGGCGTTAAGGATCACGTGGGCGAAGCAATTATCTATGGTGATACAGACTCCTGTTACTTCACTGCTTGGCCTGCTATCAAAAAAGAAGTTGCCGAAGGTCGTATGACCTGGTCAAGAGAAATGTGTATTCAGTTATATGACAACATTGCTGATCAAGTAAACGAATCATTTCCTGCGTTTATGGAGCAGGCATTCCATTGCCCGCGAGAAGCTGGCGAGCTTATTAAGGCAGGTCGCGAATTAGTCGCGTCCAATAGTTTGTTTATTACTAAAAAACGCTATGCCGTGCTAATCTATGATTTAGAAGGCAAACGCCTTGACGTAGATGGTAACCCAGGTAAGATTAAAGCTATGGGCTTAGACTTGAAGCGTTCAGATACTCCCAAGGTTATCCAGGAGTTCCTATATGAAATTCTTGAGAAGGTCCTGACAGGAACTCCTCGCGAAGCCATTGTAGAACGCATTCGCGAGTTCAAGTATGAGTTTATGGAAAGACCAGCTTGGGAAAAAGGTTCACCTAAGCGTGTAAACAATTTAACTGCATACGGTGCCAAAGAAGAAAAAGAAGGCAAGGCCAATATGCCCGGGCACGTTCGTGCGGCACTGAATTGGAATAACCTACGTCGTATGAACAGCGATAACTATTCTGCTAAGATTGTCGATGGTATGAAAACTATTGTATGTAAATTAAAACCTAATCCCTTGGGTTGGACTTCGATTGGCTATCCTACGGATGAAACCAGATTACCCGCATGGTTTACTGAATTGCCATTTGATGATGCTTTAATGGAAGCTACTGTTGTGGACCAGAAAGTAGATAATTTGCTTGGTGTATTGGATTGGGATTTAGCATCAGCTACTAATACTGAAAATACATTTACTAATTTGTTTGAATTCTAAAATGAAAAAACTAAGCGACCTTGTTTATTATCAAGAAACATTGAATAAACTTTCTACGACCAATACTATCCGATTAGTCAACGCCGAGTTGGAGCAGTTTATCTATTTGACTAAAAGTAGCGACCTAATTAGCAACTTAAGTGCAATAAATCATTCGCTTGAGGAATTTAATGAAACTTTTGTTAAAATAAAACAAGACTTAAAATTAACTATTGAGCAGGAAGAAAAACCGTTATTTCAGCTAAGTTATCAATTGCACGAAGAATTTCCAAAGTTTTTACCCGATCATATTTTAGATCTAAGATTAAATGTTCACGAAGAAGTTAAAGATATTATTAGAACAAGATTGAAATTTTATGTAGGCTGGCAACACGCCGCTATGTTTATTCGCCCAGCTAAAGAAAATTTCATTACGCAACTGTTGAGCGCCGAGCCATTATATGTTTTAGATCATAGTTACGATTTATTGGCTCCCACTATTGATAGTTTTAATGATGTGTATAAAAATAGGGTAAGACAATATACTATTGATGACATAAACAACCAAGTGTACTTTGAGCATATACCTGACGGCCAGTTCGGTATCTGTGTTGCCTTTATGTATTTTGATTTTAAACCTTTACAGGTCATAAAACAATATTTCATAGAGCTATATCAAAAACTCAAGCCAGGCGGCACACTAGCAATTACATTTAATAATTGTGACTATGCTGGGGCAGTTAAATATGCCGAAGTTGGGTGGCGTTGTTATACGCCCGGATATCTTGTAAAAGAATTGGCACATTCGGCCGGGTTTGAAATAAATTACGAATGGCACGAACCACAAGGCGCTATTACCTGGATTGAGCTAAGAAAACCTGGAGTTCTTACATCAACCCGCGGCGGTCAAATATTGGCACGAATAATGCCAAAATAATACCAATTTAGTTGAAAATTCTAAATAACTCTGTTATACTACTCTTACTTACATAAAGGAAATAAAATGCGTGATCATCTCTTAGACTTAGTGTCTCATACTTTTGATTTGGGCGTAATTGATTTGGTTAAAATTACTGGCTCAGATAAAGAAACTACAATCTCTGGCTTGGCCGAAGATCGTTCAGTTGTAGTAGAAGGAACGTTTGCCAATCCCGTTGCTGACTTTGTTGGTACATTTGGTATGCCTAACTTGAGCAAGCTCAAAGTATTATTGAACCTACAAGAATACAAAGAAGATGCCAAGTTAAATATTACTCGCAAAGATACAGGTGCTCCAGATGGCATTAACTTTGAAAACAAAGCAGGCGACTTTAAGAATAACTATCGCTTTATGGCCAGTGAAATTGTTAATGAAAAACTTAAAACTGTTAAGTTTAAAGGTGCCAACTGGGGTATTGAGTTTGAACCTACTGCGGCAGCTATCCAGCGTTTAAAAATGCAAGCGGCAGCCAACGTAGAAGAAACTACGTTCCAGGCCAAAACAGAAGACGGTGATCTTAAATTTGTATTTGGTGATCACTCAACACACTCAGGCAACTTTGTATTCCAACCCGATGTCAAAGGCCAACTCAAACGTGCTTGGTCCTGGCCAATCAAGACTGTAATCAGTATTCTTGATTTGTATGGCGACAAAGTTATGAAAATCAGCGATGACGGTGCGGCAATGATTACTGTCGATTCAGGACTTGCTAGTTATAACTTTATTCTTCCAGCACAAAGTAAGTGATTGATAGCATTAAACCGTTAGAGTTTACTCTACGGTCGATGGCACGTGGCAAAGATTACAACGATACAATAATGTACAGTTGTGATTTGCCACGTCGTCATGTCAGCGTTGATTTTGAAGGTAACTGTTTCTTATGTAATTGTGAAGCATGGTTACCTGTTCCGGTAGGAAAAATAACTGATTTCGATAGTTTAGAAAGTATATGGAATTCTCCAGTAGCAAAAATACTACAGGACGATATTGATCAGAAAAAATATACTTGGTGCGCTGTTACACATTGTGGTGTTACAAAACATAACAAACAACAAACTCACTATAGTCTAAGTATTAATATTGATAATAGTTGTAATTTAGCCTGCCCTAGCTGTCGCAGAGAAATGTTTATGCTCGAAGACGGACCTGAGTTTGACTTAAAAAAAGACTACATCAAGCGTATTTTGACCTGGTTAGAAAAGTTTGACAAAGATATACTTATAAGTTTAGGCGGGTCAGGCGATGCTATTGCCAGCCCTATACTAAGAGAGTTGGTGCTCAACTATAAACCCAAATCTAATCAATATTTTACTTTAGGAACAAACGGGTTATTGCTTAAAAAAATAATGCCCAAAACAAATTTACCAGTATATGCTTACTACATTAGCATTGATGCGGCATCTAAAGACGTCTATGAACAGGTACGCAGACCGGGCAAATGGGAAAATCTAATAGAAAATTTAGAATGGATAGCGGAGAACCGAGGAACAAGCGAAGTGCGTATAAGTTTTGTTGTACAACAGGCCAACTACAAAGATTTGCCAGCTTTTATTGAATTAGGAAAAAGATTAGATGTAAAATGTGATATACAACCTTTGAGTGATTGGACTACTTGGGATTCTTATTTTGAACACAATGTAGCCGATCCTGACCATCCTGAACATCAACATTTTGTTGACATTGTTAGACAAATCAGTTATAATAAATCTAATACTGTGCACGTATCACCATTTTTTGATAAATTTTTATGACCCAAGATAACCTAACTGCCAAGCAAAACGACTACGCTGTATTCTTACCAGCTATTTCAGGTTTCTACGCTACCTTTATTGGCAAACAGCGTGATCCTGTTAACGGGCCTTATGTAGATCCAGCTCGTATGCCTGCCGGGATCAAAGACATGGAAATGCTGAACTGGTTAGATCCGCAAAAAGGTCTGTTTCCTTATAAGTGGTCGCTCTACTCAGGCGGCCATGCCAACTTAGATCTTAATAAACAAGACTGGTCTGAAGATATGGTTCGCAATCGTGACCCGGGCTCTTTTATATTAGGTGACTCAGGAGGATTTCAGATTGCCAAAGGACTTTGGGAAGGTGACTGGAAAGCCGGCAGCGGTTGCCCTAAAGCTCAGAAAAAACGTGAAGCTATTTTGAAATGGTTAGACGGTGTAGCAGACTATGGCATGATATTAGATATTCCCACCTGGGTCATTCACGATAAGAAGGCCAGCAAGGCTTGTGGCATTACTACATACCAAGAAGCGGTTGATGCTACCAAATACAATAACGATTACTTTATGGCCAACCGTAAAGGTGTGAAAAATGGCGGTGCTAAATTTTTAAACGTATTACAAGGGTCTAATCACGCAGAAGCAGACAAATGGTATGACTTGATGAAGGACTATTGCGATCCTGTTAAGTATCCTGATACACATTTTAATGGTTGGTCAATGGGTGGTCAAAATATGTGTGATATACATTTAGTGCTAAAGCGTCTTGTAGCATTACGTCACGATAATTTATTACAAGAAGGCGTTCACGACTGGATGCACTTCCTGGGCACAAGTAAATTAGAATGGGCGGTACTATTGACCGACGTTCAACGTGCTGTTCGTAAATATGTTAATCCAGCCTTTACTATTAGTTTTGACTGTGCGTCACCATTTTTAGCTACGGCTAATGGACAGGTGTATCATCATATTGATTTGCCACACAATGACAAATGGTGCTATCGCATGAGTCCTATTGTAGATGATAAAAAGTATTCTACAGATTCTCGCCCATATGGTCCAACCGTAGTGGCCGAAGGTTTTGTTTCACACTTTGACGAGTCTCCAATTAGCAAACAACTAACAATGAAAGATATTTGTATCTACAAACCAGGCGACCTAAATAAGATAGGTAAAGAAGGCAAGACAAGCTGGGATAGTTTTAGTTACGCATTGTTAATGGGGCATAACGTTTGGATGCACTTGGAATCAGTACAACGTGCTAACCGTGCTTATGATTCTGGTACATGGCCCAAGATGATGTGGAATGAAAATGGCGATCATGCTCGCTTTAAAGACATTGTTGATGCCATTTTTGCTACTCCGGATAGAGCTGAAGCTGAAGCTATCATTGAACACTATAACCGTTATTGGATGGACATTATTGGCACTCGCGGATTTAAAGGCAAAAAAACTGTAAATGCCCGTGCTATGTTTAATAATTTATTTGATGTTGAAGAGGTAGAGGATGGTATCGATGGAGATGATGCCGAATTTGATGAAAACAAACTTGACCAATTGGAGGCATAATGAGTTTTACAAATCGAATCAAACATTTAGAAGAAGAACATCACCGTTTAGATAAAAAAATTGATGGTTTAGAAAAAACTGGTGTGTTTGATGATGTCGAATTAAACGATTTGAAGAAGCAACGGTTGCGTTTAAAAACAGAACTTGTTACACTTAAACAAGATAATTTAAGTGGCAGTCGAGAAAAAGATTAATATGAATAGAACTGGTCATGATAATGTGTCAATGTTTATTGGTACAGAGGTTGAGCATACAGCGGCTTTTGGTCTGCGTACATTGTTTGTAGTAGGCCTACAAGATTCGCAAATAGTACAACAAGAAGCTAAGAATAACAACATCGAGCATATTTATTTTGGTGCTAATCAAAGTTTTCCTGCGTTAGCAAACAACGATGCCGACGCTTGGCGCGAATGGGAAGTAATGGTACAGGACTGTTTAGAAGCTGGTTGGTTATGTACACTTGATTTGGATGTACAACAAGCCGAAGGCCTACTTGAATCTGCATTAGTAGAGTTTCACAATTTTATTCCAATGATTAGTGTTAAACTACCTTATATCAAACAATATGGCTACAACGCAACTATTAAAATTGATGACCGAGACTTTGCGGCAACAAACCCAGGCGTCTGGTGTCACTCGCTACACGACTTACAAAAACGTGCGGTGTTCACTGACTGGTCTAAATACACTAAAGACGAGGTAATACAATGATTCCAAGAAAATGGAGACTCGCTATGCTAAACTGGCTAGGTGCTGGATATATGCGTATTGACCGAGATGATGATTGTATTAGCCTCACCGAAGTTGATGGTAGCGGTCCGTCTATTGACGTTAACGGTCTATCATTTAATGTAATGCCAGCGCAAGGCGGAGTTATTTTACAATCTCGCAGATACGATGATAAAAATAGTCGTAATACTTATAGTACTCATATTATTGCTGAGGGTAAAGATGTAGCAGAAGAAGTTGGTAAAATCATAGCAATGGAACTTTGGAAGGCTTAACATGGATCAAAGACAACAGATATTAGCAGAAACAGCAGTAAGAATTATGAGCAAGGCTCAACGCTGGATTTATGTAAATTTTCAGAAGGCTGGATTTCACAAATATCCAGCAGCCGAAACAGATCCTGCGTTAGCAGATGTATCGTATCTCGGTAATAGACATAGACACTTGTTTAAGTTTAATGTACAGATTGAAATATTCCATAACGACCGAGAACTGGAATTTCACCAGGTACTTAACTATTGTGAATCATTGTTTGCTACACAAGCTATTGATATTGATTACAAGAGCGTGGAAATGCTATCGGACGACTTGTATGTACAGTTGGCCGCCAAATACCCAGGTCGTAATATGAAGATTAGTGTAAGCGAAGATGGTGAGTGTGGTTGTATTATTGATTACAATACTACTCGTCCTGCGCAATCAATTGTTATTTAATTGATTTGTACAATTCAATAAGGGTAATAGAACATTTTGTCCGTTTAGATCTGTTTTCATTTTTAGGAATCAATTCAAGATTAGCATAATGACCTATTACTTCTGGAGGAACATTATTAATAAATCCTGCGGTTTTACTAAATTTATGATCTAACTCATAATCGGTACCGCGTAGTAAATTGTTAGGATTGATTTTATTTTGATGCCATCGCCAACTTGTGTAAGTAATGTTATCAACTTTTTCTTCGTACAATTCAAAATCAGTTTTTAAGTGTTTAGGAATAGCAATGCCATTTTTAATTTTAGTTTCAGTAGCCTGCTCATAGCATTTAGGATCACGAGAATGTGCTTTTATTTCCTGTTTTTTCTTACTTGAGTTTTTATGTTTTTTACCGAACATAGGATTATTACTGCCGCTATGTCCACCACGCTTTTCAACTGCTTCGGATATTTTTTCAGATTTATTAGCAAGCCAATCAGGATCATTATGAAGTTTTTTAAGTTCAGCATTGCCCCGCTCACTCATTTTTTTCATATGGGCTTTTCGTTCTTCTGGCGTAGTATTAGCATCGCGAGATGCCTGCGCTTTTTTAATTACCCCCGGGCATCGGCTAATTTTTTCCGCGCATCGAAGTTGTTTGGAGTTGACACTTATCCAATATGCTTGACATCCGCAATATAAACAAGTATTATTAGGTGTAGGGTTTAATAATTTAGGCATGGTTCTATCTCTCTGTCGTTGTAGTATTTAGTATTATTTTATTAATCGCAGTATATTATTAAAGGAAACAAAATGGGTAAAGTCCATTACAAACCTAACCCTCGTGCGTTAGCTGTTCAAGAAGACCTAGCAAAGTTTTTAGAATTTTGCGTAGATCATGGATATCGCTACAACGAGAATGATCTTTATAACTTTAAGGCTTACGCTTGGCAACAGTACAACAAGTTTGTACAGGGCAAAAACGTAAAGAATATGTGGGAAGAAGACGCTCGCAGATTCTCAGGCTATCGTCGCCATGCGTAACTTACAATATATCTTCAAGTAAAACACTACATTTATTACTTTTTTGTTGATTTAATTTACTTGATAATATTTGTAAATTTTTCCAACCGCCAATAATGATCGCAGGTATTTTATTCTGCCACCCCTGCTGTATAGAATACTTGTGATCAAGGTGATTTTTTAATCCGCGGCGAACATTAGTTGGATTTATCTGATAATAATATTTTTGATATTGTTGATTTGATATTTTCCATACCTCAGCACGGTATTTTTCGTAGTCTGAAATATCATCAGGATTGCGTATAATACCTTTTTGTATTTTAGTTGTTAGTTGTCGAGAAGTTGAACATTTGCCGCATCCAGTCTTATTTAATATGCCATTTGGTTTAATTTTAAATGTTCCGTGTTCTGGACATATAATAGTAACCGGAGTATGAGCTCCCTTATAATCAACTGACGAATAATCATATTTAGGAAATATAGCCGATGCTTCTGCTATAAATTGTTTATTAGTTTTTTTATTATTACCGCTACATTTACTACATCCAATACCGCGCATATGATCGCTTGGCCACTGTTTAAATATTCCGTGTTGGCGACATTTTATTGTAACTTTTGTGTTATTGTCTAAATACTGAGTAGATGAGTAATCGTATTGTAGACCGTGTGCTAATATTGCTTTTTTAATAAACCAATCATTATTGTATTTTGCTTTATTTCGTTTTTTGCTTGATATAGCTTTACAATTAGGGCATCCGGACCCAGTAAAATAATGGTTAGATGGTATAACGTTCCAACTATGTTGACAAACAGAGCATTTAATTTCAACTTTTGTAGTCGCATTTATATAAATGGCGTTTGAATAATCGAACTGATTGCCGTGTCTTTTTTTGCATTTGTCCAGAAAATCTTGTTGCGTAAGTTTTTTAGTTGACATTAGTAATTTTTACCTGTATAATATAACACATAAGTATTTATCATACATAGCCATCGAAAGGTATTAAATGAGAAAGCTGATCTACATTGGATTAGAAAATTATGAATCAAGGTACACGTTACAACTCACCGAATGGAATAAGCGTGTGTTTGAAAAGCGTGGATTAGATGTAGTATATGTACCGGGCGAAACATTAGATGATACAGGTGCTATTTCTGTTGGTCAGGTATTGGATGCCCATGGTCGTAGTTACTTTAGTATGAGTCAAATGATGAATCTTGTTAAGATGATGAAAGCAGGAGAAGTTACAAGCGACGATATTATCTATTTCGAAGATATGTTTGCTCCTGGTATTGAAACTTTACCATATATCCTTGATCAAGTAGATCCAAAGTATAGGCCAAAGATTTTTGTTAGATGCTTGGCCCAATCGGTGGATCCAGATGATTTTGTACACGTTTGGGGTATGGCCAAGTGGATGAGTACCTATGAAGCTATGGTCAATGAATTTGTAACAGGCGTATTAGCCACCAACGAAGAGATGGTAGCTCATATGCGAATTGCTAACTGGTCTGCTCCAATTTATAATATCTCTGGACTTGCTTTTGGCAAGGCAGAAGTTTTAGAGCGTGTTAACAATACAATCAAACCATTTGACCAGCGCCAAAAACGGGTAGCATTTGCGGCTCGTTTTGATCAAGAGAAACAACCTGGCTTCTTTATGGATTTAGCCGAAGAGTATCAACGTCTACATCCTGATACAAGTTTTGCCATTTTCTCAGGTGGTCCATTGCGTAGTAATAATCCTGACTATGTAAAACGTGCTCGTAAAATGAGCGACAATGGCGATTTACAAATTTACGAAAACTTATCTAAAAACGATTACTATAATCTTGTTAACGATAGTCGCGTGCTATTTAATTGTGCGTTACAGGACTGGGTATCTAATACCGTATCAGAAGCTGATACTCTTGGCTGTAACGTACTATATCCTGCTTATCGCAGTTTTCCAGAAACTTTTGCTAACGATCCAGAACGTCTTTATATTCCTTGGTCGCAAGAAGATGCTATGAACAAACTAACACCCTTATTAGAAGCTCCACATAAAAATATGGGCAAGATTAGCGCATGGACTGATGGTACTGTTGATCGCATTGTAGATATTTTAGAAGGCAAAGGCGAGCAATGGAATCGTGCCGGTAATCGATATCGTGATCATGTAGCTGAGGCAAAATTTAAATGATTATTATAACAGGTATTAGTGGTTATATTGGCGGACAGATAGCACTTAAACTTAAAGACCAAGGGCATCAAGTTGTTGGCGTTGATCTACGCCCGTTACCCGAACACTTAGCAGGTCGATTTGATTGGTTTGAGCAATGCGATTTTGATAGTGTAGAGTTTGATCGACTAATGACAGAAGGTCAACCGGAAGCTATTGTGCATTGTGCCGGTACAAGTCTAGTTGGGCCAAGTGTAACAGATCCACAAATTTACTTTGATAACAACGTAGTTAAAACCATCCGCTTGTTAGATAAAATTAAAGATAAGTTTACTTGGCGCCCAAAGATTATCTTTAGCAGTTCCGCAAGTACCTATGGTAATCCTGTTATGGTGCCTTGCCAAGAAATTGATCCAGCAGAACCTATCAGTACTTATGGCCAAACTAAGTTAGCTATTGAATGGGCATTAGAAGCGTATTATCGTGCTTATGGACAAGAGTATGTAGCTTTTCGTTTCTTTAATGCTTGTTCGGCAGATCCCAAGGGTCGGCATGGGCAAGAGCCTGGTGCTACACATATTATTGCTCGTGTATTGGAAAGCATTAAAGATAACGCAGACTTTTTAATTTATGGTAACAAATATCCTACCAAGGACGGTACTTGTGTTCGTGATTACATTCACGTAGATGATTTAGCAGAAGCTCACGTTCGTGCTATTGGGTTGGCTGTTCCAAGTGGGGTTTATAATTTAGGAACTAAAGCTGGCCATAGCAATATGGAAATTGTACATATGGCCGAGCAGGTAACAGGTCAGCGTGTGTTACTCAGCATTGGTGGCGAACGCAAAGGCGATCCTGCTACACTTACAGCCGATGCCGATAAATTTACACAAGTCGCTGGGTGGGCTCCTAAGTATCAGTTAGAAGATATTGTGCGTCATGCTTGGGCCTGGTATAATCAATGAGTTTTGATGCGCTATTTAAATTTGAACAAGACCTAGCGGACTATACGGGTGCGCCCTACGTAGTAGTAACTGATGGCTGTACCCATGCTCTCGAGCTTTGTTTCCGTCACGATGGCGTTAAACAAACAGAATTTACAGCCCATACCTATCTAAGTGTACCTATGCTTATGTATCATCTTGGTATACAATTTGAACTTACCAGCGAACAGTGGTCAGGCGAATATCAATTTAAAGGTACTCGTATCTGGGATTCTGCTCGCAGGCTTGAACGCAGTATGTACCGCCCAGGACAATTCCAATGTTTAAGTTTTGGCTGGACCAAACCTTTACAGTTAGGAAAGGTAGGTGCTATCCTATTGGATGATGAAGCAGCATACAACAAGTTTAGTCGACAAAGAGCCGACGGCAGAGATTTACACATTCCTTGGCCCGATGAAACTGAATTAATTTTAGGTTATCATTATTGCCCAACTTTGGAGTTGTGCGCAAAAGGTAGTGAACTGTTACCTGCTATTATACCTCAATGCCAGGAAGTAGAGTATCCAGATTGTCGTAAAATTCCGTTTAAGATTTGACATAGACCTAAATAATCTGTATAATAACAGTATGATACTACACGAACGAATTACAAATTTAACCTCTGGCAAAAGAGAATACAACCGTTTATATAAAGCTGATAACCTTTATATTGCGTGGGGTGTTACTCCAAACGACGAAAAAGTAACAGCATTTGCCCAATCAATTGAACCAGAGTATTATACAAGCTGGCATTGTTTAGTAGGCAAACATCGCGGGGTAGCTAAGATAGCAAATAACAAAGTTACAGGTGATATACAAGGTTATGTGTTTGCTGTTACAACTAAGCAGGCAGATATGTTTGAAAAAGCGGCCTTAATGCCGTCCATGAAATATAGTCGTAGATTTGAACACTACGACCTAAATAAGATTAAGCAACAAGAGCAACAAGAAATTATTAATAAATTAGCAGAGGAAAATAATGCCTAAATATACATCACCCGAAGAACAAAAGATAGAAAATCTTAAACCAAGCGAACACGGTAGACCACTTAGCGAAGTTATTCGTGCCCGTATGAACAAGGACGGTAAGAGATACTGGGCTGGTGACAACATCAGTGAATACGTTACGGAAGGGGATAAAGAAAAATTGATTAAGGAAGCTACACGTGCTTTTGAAGGCGTATTGGATGCCTTACTTATTGATCGCACATTTGACCCTAACAGCAAGGGTACAGCTAAACGATTGGCTAAGATGTATTACAACGAAATTATGGGAGGTCGATATGATCCAGCACCAGATGCAACAGCTTTTCCAAATGATTCAGAAGATAGATATGAGGGTATGTTGGTTGTGCGGAGTGAGTTGCGGAGTATGTGTAGTCATCATCATCAGCCTGTTAGCGGAGTTGCTTATATCGGGATCATTGCCGCTAATAAGCTCATTGGTCTTAGTAAGTACACTCGTATTGCTCAGTGGTGTGCTAGGCGTGGCACTTTGCAAGAAGAGCTATGCAATGACATCGCAAGAGAAATAATGCGGGCAACTGATTCAGAGCATGTGGGTGTTTATATACAGGCGGTGCATGGT